CCAATCAGCTGGTCATAGGACTTGTATGGCTCGAAGTGCTCATCGCCAGGATTGCGGACGACATAGCACGGGTCGGTAATCAGGATGCTGCCGGTGTCCACACCCGTGCGGCCCGCGCGTACCCAGGTCATGGATTGAGATCCTCCACCCGCTTGTGCGTCCTGAAGGCGCCATGGATCAGCTGTACGCCGTGCTGCACGCGATTCCTGGGCATGGTCGGGTACTTGCGCTGGATGGCGTCCACGGCGCGCCGCTCCAGCTGGCGCCACTTCTTGCCCTGTACCAGCTGATGGCACACCTCGCAGGCCGCCCAGTCGTTGTCTGACTTGCCGATGTAGGCCATGCCGCCCGCGTCGTTCAGGCCGACCACCTCGAAGGTCTCGCAATCTTCCAGATAGCGCGGCTCGGCCGAGGAGCAAAAGTCGCAGACCGGGTGCGGGGCGACGCGGACCTCGTACTCAGCCATGCGCTTGATTCCGATTGCCGCCCAAGCGGATGCGCTTGATGGGCCGCGTGACCACCGATTCAGGTGGCTCTTCAATGAGCGAGACGAGGTCGATGTACACGCGGATGCCGTCCTTGTTGCGCTGGACGACGGTCCTGGCTTTCCAGTTGTCGCGCTTGAGCCGGTGCGCCATGCCGCCGCGCATGCGCTCCACTTCCTTCTGGTCAGCCAGGCTGACGACTGTCACGCGGCCCTCCAGATGGTCGTTGATGACTCGCTCGGCCAGGGATGCCCAGATGCTGCCGGCCGATGGACGCGTGCTGGCAGGCATCTGGTCGCGAGGGATGCTTTCGAGGATCTCCACGCCTCAGTCCTCCAGCTGCTGGGGCGCCGGGTTGTGGTCAGGCCTGGACGCCCAGTTCATGCGCGACGAGAAGCTGACACCGCGACCAGGGTTGACCTGGGCCAGGTTCGGTGTCCAGGCTGGCAGCAGATCCTTGACGCGTTTGCCCTTCTTGCGCCAGCTGTCGTTGACCATGTCTGCGATGGCCATGCCAAACGTGTTCGAGCGCTTGCCCACGTCCACGCGGCCCCAGATCGAGGCTGCCCGATCATGCCAGGCATTCAGACCAGCTGCTCCGAGCATCCCGGCCACGTCGTTGCGTTCCACCCGATCCGCGTATCGCAGGTAGAACGAGAACACGCCCTCCAGCTGCATCTCGCCCAGTGATTCACGCTGGCCGTCGAAGGCGATAGCCAGGAAGCTGAGCGTCCAGTCCAGGCCCTCAGGCCCACCTCGGGCATAGATCCACTCGATGCGTGCCACGGCCTGGATGCGGGCGTCCTGATAGCCCGAGGCGTCCAACACGAAGCCGTTGGCCTCCACGATGCGCACGATGTTGTTGGCGCCCTGGTCGCCGGCGACCAGCTTCGACTGAAAGCGCGTCCAGGGCGTCTGGCCCAGCACGGTGCCGAGTTTGGTGTACAGGTCGGCCTCGCGCGCCTGCTCCAGGCCCGAGAAGATCATGGCCGGCAGGCTGGCGATGCCCTTCTCGAAGGCAATTACCCTGCGGTGGTTACCGTCCACCACGAAGAGCGAGCCATCGGCACGCTTGGAGATGATCAGCGGCGAGCAGGCCATCGAGTCCCAGTCGCGGCGCAGCACGCGCAGACGGCCCTCTGAGAGCGGCCTGGCGTAGCCGTTGCCATACGGCTGGGCGTAGTCCACCAGCAGCTGGCTGACGTTGACCCGCTTGAGTTCGTAACTGGGCATCCTCAGCGGTACCTGGCGCAGGATCTCCTGGGCCTCTTCCTCCGAGCCCTCCGGAAGCTCGTCCATGCTGACCTGGCGTAACGCCATGCGTGTCCTCCCTGAACACAACAAAGGGGCACCCTGGAGAGGGTGCCCCGTGCGATTGAAAGGCCTGCTGTTAGCCGCTGGCAGCTGCATCCTGTGGGGTCTCCAGCAGAGCGTCCACGGCCCCGTCAACCGTGCTGTACAGGCGCGTCTCGTGCGAGCCGGTGATGTGGCCGTACACCGACTCGGTGACGTTGGTAGACGAGTGGCGCAGGATCTTGGACACCTCCCAGAGGCTCATGCCGCTCTCGATGCCGAGCGTGGCGTAGTCATGTCGAAGCTCGTGGAGGGTCTTGTCAGGCTGACCCGCGCGAGCAGCGACGGTCTTGAACCAGCGGTACACCTCGTTGGGGTCCATCGGGTTGCCCGTGCGAGTGGGGAAGAGCCAGGCCCAGGGCGAGGTGGGCTCTGGCCCCTGCCAGGAGTTCTTGTGCGCCGCCGCGAAGAGGGCCACCCGCTGCTTGTGCATCTCCAGCAGCATCGCCCAGCGCTCGGGGTTGGAGATCGGCACGATCTGGGTGACGCTTTCGTCTTTCATCTTCGCACCGTTGCGCAAGACCACGCCCTGGCCCCTGATGCGGTTGGAGCGGCGGCGGATGAGCAGCTGGTTGCGCACGAGGTCGAAGTCCCCGAACTTGAGCGCGCACATCTCCTGGCGGCGCAGGCCCAGCCGCAGCCCAAGGTGAACCACCAACTCCAACAGTTCACCCTGGGCGGCCTCGAAGATGGCCAGCGTGCCCTCCGGCGTGGGCGCCTTCTTCTCCTGGGCGCGCGGCTTGCGCACCCGGTCATCGGCGCCGAAGACGGTCACCGGATTCATCAGCAGCTGGGTCACATCGCGCCGCTTGATGGCCCTGGTGACCGAGCCATTGAGCACCACGTAGGCCTTGTACGCGCTGGCCATGCCCGACTCGGGCTTGCCCTTGAAGCTGGCACGCATGGCCTGCCACCACACCTCGACGTCGGTCACGCGCAGCCGATCCAGCTTGATGCGCGCGATAGGCCGCGCCAGGATGTGACGGTCGGCTATCCAGCGGTAATTCTCGTAGGTGGTGGGTTGCTTGCCACCCTCGCGCTCGCCGGTGGCCGGGTCGTAGCTGGGCTTGATCTCGACTTCGAGCCAGTACTCGATCCACTCGCCCACGGTCGGGGTCGGGGGCAGGCCAGGCAGCTGCTCGCGCACGCTGGTGTCGATACGACCAGAGGCGATGTCGCGCTTCCAGTCTTCGAGCTTGCCCAGGGCTTCCTTCTGGGTCTTGCCGTAGAAGGTCTTGGGGCTCTGGCCTGGTCGCGGCCAGGTGACGATGTGCAGTCTGCGCTTGGCGTCGTAGCGGATGCCGCCGGTGCCGCGCTCGCGGCGCTTGGCCGGGGCGTCGGCAAGAATCGTCGTCGCGACGATCTCGGTGGAGCTAAGCTCTTGAACTGACATTCGAAAGGTCTCCTCTTTCGGGTGTTTGGGGTGGCCTGAGGTTCCAGTCTCGGGCGCCCCTTCTTCGTTTGTACCGCCCAGGTCGGCGGCCGGCAAGACTGTACAGAACTGCTTTTGAAAGCGACAACAATAAAAGGGGTTCCAGCGACGCCTGCCCGTCGCAGGCGTGCCGGCAAGCTATGGGTTGTTGTTATGCAGAGCCAGGCGATTGAGCAGCAGCTGCAAGCCATCTAGCTCGGCTTCGCTGAGCGCGTAAGCCAGGCACCACTCCTCGTCGGGGGTGGCTTTCAACATGCGCCTGAGACGGCGGGTCAGGACTCTGATCTCCTCGTCATGCGGACCAGGCGATTGTGAATTCAAGGGCAAGTACCCCGCGTAGCGCAACACCTCGGTGGCATCCACCCCGAGGCTCTCGGCTATCTGCGCACACATCTGCGGCATGGGTACTACCCGCTTGTCGTCATCCTCGGTCAGCCAGCGTGAGATCACGCCCGGCTGCACTTTCAGCTGGTCGGCCAGCTGGGTATTCGTCCACTGCCGCGCTTCAAGTTCCTCACGGATGAACTTATGGAGTGTTGACGGCACACGGCGTGTCATGGGCAGTCCAAGCCTACTCCCCTGTGAATTGCCCAGGCACTTACTAGGCACGTAAACACTTCGTGAGGACTACCCTGAAAGGTTCATGGCGACATGTTCCGGCCTCCCACCTTCACACCCTTGTGCATCAAGGTTTACCATGCCGCGTTCTCAGAAACACCTCAAGCCCATATCGGGCGCAGCACAAGGGTACATAGGAGGGCCGGCTCCAGGGCGGGAAGCTGGAGGCTGGCGTTGCAGTGGTTGGAGGCCTTATGCCGCCGCATGCACAGAACGACCCAGAAAGCGCAGACCAGCGTCACAATCCGGATTCCTTGAATCCGTCCTCTCGGGACACCCCAGGTCGCCCCTCGTCCGTCTGGCGTTGGCTCAAGTCGGCCGACGTCGCCATTTCGTCATTTGAAGCCAGCGCCGCAGAGCGGAAAGCTGGCGGGCGCCATGGCAAATCAAGGGCTAAGAAGGGCAGGACGCAGCCCATGAGCGTCGCAGCCGAAGCTATGACCGCGCCAGAACCCAGTACGCCGCTGCTCGATCCAGAGGAGATGGCCGTATTTCTGGGCATCAGTCGCTCCACGTTGGACCGCTGGAGCAAGACACCCGGATTTCCGGTGTTGCGCAGCGGACGCATGGTGCGCTTCCCCTGGCGCAAGGTAGTGGACTTTCTAGAGCAGGCCTCCACGGAGGGCCGCCAGCTGTACTCCAGAGCGGACCGGCCGAAGGGGAGGCGTAAGTGATGAGTGGTCACGAGCCATACGAGCGGTTGCGCCAGATGCTGGCAGACCGCCAGGCCAGCACCAACCAGCTGCTGGTGGAGATCCTCACCGAGTTGAAGCGGGCCAACTCTGCCGACCGCACGGGTGCGGTCTCCAGTGTCAAGGTCACCCTCCAGCGCGGCACGGTGGACATCGCCGTACACGCGTACACCGGTTCCGACATCGGTGAAGCCGAGGACCAGGCACTGGCCAGTTACCGCAACATCCTGACCGAACTGAATCAGGACGGTGCCGAAGGTTTCGCCAGGACACTGGAAGCCATGGGCATCAAGTCGGTGAAGTAATGACCGTGGTATACGACCCAGCCCGCCGCGTGCATACGCCGGTGCTGGCGTGCAGATCGTGTGGCAAGCCATGCTATTTCAGCCTGACCTCCGGTGGCAAACGCGCACCGTTCGAGGTGGAGGATGGGCAGGCGACGCGCACGCTCCACTTCACCACCTGTCCTGACGCGCGTCGCTGGTCAAACAAGCGGCTGGGGTCCGCTTGATATCGGGGGCGATAGGCGCCCTGATGCTGCTCTCCAGTTGCACACCAGCTGATCCTGCGGATGAAGTTCCAGCTTCCGTGGACTACGGCTGGCCGATTGGTGGAGCGCTCGGCTCGCGCCTGTATTGCATAGAAGGTTACGAGTCCACACACGGACTCCACATGTTGAACCCCAGCAGTGGGGCAAGAGGATGGTTGCAATGGTTGCCGTCAACAGCACGCCAGTGGGGCGTGATCGCGGGCGACCGGTACAGCGAGTGGTCGGCCGCCGCAAAGATCGCCGCACGAGGCGAAACTTTTTTCCGCTCGCAATGGGTGCCGCTTCAGCGCGGCCTCTGCTGAATTCTTTCTATCCAGACGACGACTTCCGTCGAGGCGTACAGGTGAATCTGCCGGTTGTGGTCTTCGCGTTGCTCGCGTTGTTTTGCCTGGTGATGGTCATGTGGAGCTTGCGCCAATGACCGTCGCCATTGCACTCGCCGGCTGGATTCTGTTGTCCGGCCTGGTCGGCTGGGGCTTCTCCCGTTTCATGCGAGCCACCCGTGACTGAGGCCAAAGCGCTGGCCATTCGCCAGACGGTGGGCGTCGAGAAGCTAGGCGAGATCATGTACAAGTCCGGCTTCTTTCAAGACACCCAGTCGCAAGCGCAAGCCATCGTCAAGATCCTGGCCGGTGCCGAACTGGACTTCGGTCCGGTGGCCAGTATGAACGGCATCTTCATCATCAATGGCAAGACCACGCTGGCGGCCAATCTGGTAGCCGCCGCCATCAAGCGTTCTGGTCGCTACGACTACCGCATCAACAAGCTGGACAACACCGAATGCTCGCTCGAATTCTTCGAGATCGTTGGCGGCAAGCGGGACGCCCTGGGCACCTCCAGCTTCAGCATGAAAGACGCTGCTGACGCAAAGCTGGCGAGCACCACGAACTGGCAGAAGTTCCCGCGCAACATGCTGTTCTCGCGGGCGATGACCAACGGTGCCAGGTGGTACACGCCGGACGTATTCAACGGACCGGTGTATTCGCCCGAGGAGATGGGCGCCGATGTGAACGAGGAGGGTGCGCCGGTCTACGAGCCGCCGGAGCCACCAGCTGAGCCGAGCACACCCACGCGCGAGCGCAACGCCCAGGACACCACCGTCAGCAGCGCCGACGACCGCTTGTGGAAGCGCTGGGAGGCTCGTCGCTCGGAGGCATTCAAGTACGGCATCGTGCCGCCCAACTTGCAGCTGCCCATCGGCCGCAACCAGCTGGTCAGCCAGGGCGCCATGCTCAACGCCAAGATCGAGGCCAAGCAGGCGCAGCTGGACCGCGAAGAGTCCGAGCGCGCCCAGGCCCGCCAGGCAGCTGCCGACGACAACCCCGAAGCGGATCACTGGGCCACCAATCGCGCGCTGATGGCCGAGGCCTACGCAGCTGGCCTGAAGCTGCACGATCTGCCCTCGGACGCCACGCCCGAGCAGGTTCGCGACTACAACCGAGAGATTGCCCAACAACTTGTGGCAGGAGGAGACCCTGATGCAAGACCCACGCATTGAGCGCTGGCTCACCAACGAGGCCGTCAGCTGGGAGTACGTCCCAGCTGTGGCCATCGCTGAGATCGACATCGAAGCCTCCAAGCGCAACCAGGCCAGGGTGAATGCGCCCATCGTGGACGACCTCGTGGAGCGCTACACGCTAGCCCTGATCGACGGTAACGAGTTCCCGGCCGTGATCGGCTATCGCAATGACGCCGGGCGTGTGGTGCTGCTGGATGGCAACCAGCGCTGTGCGGCGGCTATCGACGCCGAGAGATCCATGCTCGACGTGTACGTGTGCAGCGGCCTGGACGACATGCAGCGCACGGCGCTGTGCTGGTCGGCTAACGGGTTGAATGGCGACCCAGGCTCGCAGCTGGATCACATCCTGCTGGCCAAGACCTTCCACCAGCGCTACCCCGGCATCCCGCGCAACGAGGTGGCGCGCCGCTTCCACATCAAGCCCGAGAAGTTCGACCGTGAGATCAGGGCCGACGAGGTCTCGGCGCGCATGCACGAGTTCGGGCTGGACCCGGACACGATGAGCCAGACCAACAAGGACCGGCTGCACGCCTACATCGACAACGACACCCAGTTTCGCGAGGCTGGCAAGTTCGTGCAGGAGGCCGGCCTGAAGGGCACGCTGGCCTCCGAATTCTGGGCCGACTTCCGTCGCGCACGCTCCGAGAAAGACGCCCTGGGCGTGATCGAGACGTGGCGCAATCGCAAAGACATTGCCGATCTGCTGCGCCGCAAGCGCTTCAACCGGCCGCTCATCCCCAAGAGCCGCATGCAGCATCTGATCGAGCGCATGAACGGTATCCATCGCTTCCTTGAACGCTACCCCGACGTTGTCTCGCTGGAGGTCGCGGGTCGCGACGAGGTGGCTACCCTGTCGTCGGCCTACAAAGCGCTGGGGCCACTGATCGCCGCCCTGGTGCGCCAGTCGCAGAGCGTGAGGGCGGCTTAATGGGCATCTCCCACGGCGCCATCATCCCCAGCAAGTGGACCCCGCTGCGCACTGAGATCGAGCGGGTGCTGGCCGACGGGGCATGGCACGAGGTGGACATCCTGTACTGGCAGGTTGAGCGCTTCGTGGACCCGCGTATCGCGGCGCGGGCGTGGGCCAGGGCGTATGACCGCAGCACGCGGATCGGCGGCCTGGAGCGAGAGCCGGCCTCGGCGGTACTCCACGAGCAGCAGCGCCACGCGCTCAAGGTCGGGCGCCGGGCCGTGTTCTGGGATGCCCTCAAACCGCTCATCGAACGCAAGCGGGTGGAGGCCGACTGCTGGAATGGGCGCCGCCGCGTGCGTCTGATTGGAAGGCCTCCAGAATGATGGCGCATTGGTGCCGGCGTGCCCGGGCGTAGTCACCACGCCCAGGTCTTCGGCTCAGACCGGCGGCCGTGGCTGATCATCTCGAAGCGCGAGGCCGAGGCCATTCTGGTGGTCATCAAGGAGTACACCTCCACGCTCTGGAACATGCCTGGCTATGGAGCCCAGGAGCAGGATCTGAAGCGTGCCGAGCGGGTCATCGCCAACCAGCTGGTGTACATCGAGGGCGGCCTGGGTGAGGAGCCCAGCGTGATGACCACGCTCATGCGTGAGCACGGGCTGAAGCCGTGAGCACGCTGCCCCTCGGCCGCCGCATCATTCTCAATGGCCTGAGCGAGCGGACATTCCGTGAACAGGTGCGCCATTGGGCCGAGGCGCGCGGCTGGACGGTGTACTTCACATGGTCCAGTCGCAACAGTCCAGCTGGATTCCCGGATCTGGTCCTGCTGCGCCCGCCGCGTCTGCTGATCGCGGAGTTGAAGACGCAAACCGGCAAGACCACGCGCGCCCAGGACAGGTGGCTCGGTCTGCTCGGCCTGGTGCCATGCGTCGAGGTCCACTTGTGGCGCCCGTGGGACGAGCAGCAGATCATGGACATCCTTGCGTGAGCGAGGCGTCCAGGGCGCGGCGTCAGTTCCTGATCAATCGATTAGAAGAGCTTCGTGCCAAGTACGGGCACGAAGACGACTGGCCAGAATACGAGGCACCCGAAGGCGTGGACTGTGACCCCAGCTGGGGTCCAGTTGGCAGCTTGTCGGGCGCGAACGACGAACCCGCACCCGTCCCTGAATCGCAGCTGTCGCGGCTGCACTGGTCTGAGGCCCAGAAACAACTGGATCAGTTCGGAGAGACACCCGTGTATGTGTGTGAGTTGTGCGATGAACAATCTGCCAAGGCGAGCGTGCCGCTGGATGCGTGGCACTGCACGGCATGCGGGGCCTGGGGCAGACCGAGCAAGTGGCGCCAGAGGAGCGTGCTGCCAGGCACCGACGTGCAACGTGTATGAAAGGCACGCTCTCACGCTTTGGCCTCGGGTATCGGTATGCCCCGGAGGGCGTGCCGATTATCCTGGGCTTTTCCCGTATCGGAGATCGAGGTACGGAATTCCCAGCTGAACTGGCTGTCTACAACGCCGGCGCCCGCGACGCGACCATCACCCGCCAGGTCAACCTGAAGGCGTCGCTCACCCAGGGCGCGCTAGCCGGCGTGCTGAAAGAACTCCAAGAGTTGAGCAATGGCAGTGCCGTGGACTGGAAGGCTGTCCTGCGCGAGGCATCCGAAAGCGTGATTGCCTCGCACCGCGCGGGTCATCCTGTACGCGTGATCCAGGGCGAGGTCAAACGCCCGCCGCCACCCAGCTGGTTGGCCCAGGGCTTGCTGCTCAAGAACAAGCCCAACTGCTGGCTCGGCGCGGCCAGCACCGGCAAGAGCACGCTGGCCAAGGCCGTGTGTGCCTACTACGCCAGTGGCTATCGCTTTTGCGACCGCGAGATGGAGCGGGGTGTGCCGTTCTATCTGGACTGGGAAGACGACGAGGATTCGTTCACCCGCGTGGTGATCGACATCTGCTCCAGCCTGGGCGTGCGGCCCGTGCCGCTGATGTTGTGGCGCGACATGCACGGCTACCGGCTGCGGGATCAGATCGAGACGATAGGCGAGTACATCGACCGCTACAACGTGGGACTGCTCGTGTTGGATGCGGTTGCCGCAGCTGGCGGGGGCGGGGGCGAGCACGTCAGCTGGGAGGACATCGCCCTGGAGATGGAGCGTTGCCTGGGCAGCTTGCCGCTGGTCACCGTGCTAGCCCTGGATCACGTTACCGGCGAGGAACTCAAGCTCGGCAGCAAGGCACCGGTGCCCATCAAGGCGCGCGGCGCGGCGCGCAAGTACGAGTATCTGCGCAACCAGTGGAGCCTGGTGACTGACCAGACAGCTGCTCTAGACGGGCGGCACGTTGTCAACTGGCACCACACCAAAAACAACGTAGGTCGCAAAGAGACCCAGGGGTTTGCCACCGAGATCGAGCATCGCGAAGATGAGATCTCCATTGTGGTGCGGCCTATCGAGATGCCCGAAGCGGCCGAAGTCCAGTCCGTCGAGGCCAGCACGGCTGACCTGATCCTGGCCAAGCTGGCCGAGGCTACCGACCAGACTATTGGTGAGCTTGCCTGGCGACTGGACGGTAAGCCTGGTCGCGAGCGTCTGGTGCGCACTACGCTTGACCGGGCGGTACGCATGGGGCGCGCGATACGCACGGCCCAGAATCCCAGCCGCTACACGCTGGTGGGTGGGCCACAAGGTGTGCTGGTGCCCTTCCCAGGAGCTTAGAGCCGGTGACACATGACACACGCCCTTAAAAGACACTGTGTGTCAGTGTCAGTGTGTCACGACACACATGACACACAGTTATGACGCAGTGACACATGTGTCAGTGTCATGTGTCACTTTGGCTGGAAAAGAAAAGGCCCCCTATGCGGGGGCCGATTCGGGCTCTGGCTGGAGCAGCTGGTCGAGGCGTTCCAGGGCCAGCCGCAGGTACCAGGGAGGTTGCTGTACGGCGGCCTCCCAGCGCTTGACGGTGAGCACCGTCACGCCGAGGAGGTCGGCCAGCTGTAGCTGGGTCAGGTGGTGCTCGTAACGCCACAGCTGGACGTCCTCACTCGTCACGGTAGTCGCCCTTTGCGTGGCGCAGCTGGCGTCGCGCCTCGCGCAGCCAGTCGTTGATCTTGTCGCGCAGAATGGGTAGCCAGGCAATGGCGCCCAGGCCGAGCAGGAGCAGGCCGAGCAGGCCGAAGATGGGGGTCACGCGTGGGTCTCCTTCGGGTGGAACGGATGGCGGATGGCATCCTTGCGGGCCTCGGTCTCCGAGGTAAATGGTGCCGAACGCACGGCGCACACCGTGCAAGTCCAGACGTGCAGCTGCATGGTGCGGCGGCCCTTGACTGGCAGCAGGCGCCGCACGCTTTCGAAGCGGATCACGCGACGCCCAGGGCGCGCACGGCGGCGCGCGGGATACGGAACGTCTCGCCACAGACGTCGCAGGTGTAGGTCCGCAGGTTGGGCAGGTTGCCCATGTTGTGGATATCGATCATGTAGGCACTGTCGAGGCCCTCGACGCCCCCGCCGCAGTCGGCGGGGCAATCGATGTACACGGCGGCAGTGCGCCAGGTAGCCATACGTGGACGAGGCATGTGGGTCTCCTCAGAACGGCAGGAGCACGGCGCCGCAGTCGCGGCAGGTGTTCTCGCCATGATGGATGGTAGGTTTGGCGGGCAGCCCGCCGACCAGGGCCGAGCAGCGGTACAGCTGCGCGCCGCAGCACACGCTGTCGAAGATGACGTGGGCGTCCGGGTCGCTGGGTTCGTGGTTGTGCTCGCCGCGTGGCAGCAGCTGGTCAAGGTGGGCGCGCAGCTGCTCAAGGTTGTCACGATTGAGCAGTAGCACGTCGCCATCGATGTCCAGGCTGAACATGCCCTCGGCGGATGAAGGCGTGAGGGCGATTGAGGGCCAGCCAAAGTTGGTCACGCGAGTACTCCCTTGAGGTTGATCGAATCCAGCCATTGATGGATCTCGGGCACGCCCCGGTCGCGGCCTCGGAAGGTCAGGTACGTGCCATCCGCCGAGGCGCACCCGAAGGCAGCTGCTCGGCGCAGGCGCAGCAGTGAGTTGACGCGGCCCATATGGATGGCCTTGCCATGGCGTAGGGCGAGGTCGCACAGCCGCCGCGCGCCATCCGACAGCTTCCACTCGCCGCGCGGGTTGTCAGCGGTGGCCAGGCGCGCCTCGGGGCCGCCACCCAGGAAGAGCACATCGAAGGCTGACCAGTGGATCTTGGCCAGGTGCTGCTCCAGGCCATTCTGGGCGACCAGGGCGGCCCTGTAGCCGAGTGAGCGGATGATGGGCAGCACCGGGTACGAGCGCTCCAGGGTGGCGCGCCAGTCGCCCACCACGTCGGGCGCGGCGGCAAACAGGGCCTGGCCCTTCAGGTGCGCCCACTTATCGAGCAGGCCCAGGAAGCGCGGCAAGCTAAACGGTTTGCGCCCCTTCGACAGGTATTCGGTGAACACCCCGTTGTCGCACGCGAAGACACCCAGGCCGGACGGGTTATTGCCCATCCAGGGGTTGAAGAGCACGCCGAAGTCCGGGCGCACGTTGAGCGCAGCCGGCACGATGGCGCCGGACAGGTAGGTCATGACGAAGGCTTCGGTCTTGCCGGAGCCGGGTAGCAGTACTTGGTTCACGATGATGTGGGTCTCCGTGGGTAGGGGCGCCCTAGTCGGCGTCCGGGTCCGCGTCCCGCAGCACGGGACTGTCGATATCGGCCTCGCGCAGCAGCGCCGCGTACAAGCGGTCCAGCTGGCCGCTAGAGGCCCACTGCTCGCCCATCAGGCCGTAGGCCCGCAGGGCGCGGTCATAGCGGCCCAGGGCGCTTCTGAGGGCCTCATAGCGGGCGTGCCAGTCGATAGTCATGGGTGTGGGTCTCCTTATCGAACGGTGCGCCCGACCAGGGCGCCCAGGGCGGTAAACGATGGGGCGATGACACTCTGGCCCAGGATCTCGTGGGCCTTCTTTTCCGAGAGGCCGGCGACCAGGGCGGGGTCTATGCCCTTGATCCTGGCGTGCTCAGCGGCCGAGAAGAGCCGCGCATAGCCGGCGCGCGTGGGGTGGGCGAGGCGCACATCCGTGTTGCCGCCCTTCTGGTAGCCCCGCCGTAGCGTGGGTACCGAGGTGGCCGAGGGCTCAAGGAAGCGCCGCCCTCGGCTAAAGCCATTGCCCTTCGCCTTGTCCCGCGCGGCCTTCTTATCGAAGCTGGCCGTGCTTTTCCAGGCCCCGGCCAGGGGCCGTTTGTCGAGTACCTCGCCCAGGGCAGCCGGCCGCTGCACGGTGGGCGCGAGGGCCTCAAGGTTGAAGTCCAGGCCGGCGATGCACGCCACCATGATCCAGCGCTGGCGGGCTTCCAGGGCGTAGTCGCTGCCCTGGACGATGCGTTCCGAGATCACGTAGCCAAAGCGCCGCAACCTGGCGCGAATGATCTTGGCCGTAGCGCTGTCGGCGTACTCGGGCACGTTTTCGAGGATGACCACGGCCGGCGAGGTGGCGCGGATGACCTCAAGGAAGGCCACCACGAGATCCGCCAGGGCCTCCTCGTCTTCTTGCTCGTCCAGGCCTTTCTTGGCCTTGCCAGCACGAGAGGCCGCTGTGCAGGGTAGGCCGGCCTCAAGGATGTCGCACTCGGGCAGTACGGAAGGATCGATGTCGCCCAGGTCGCCCTCAATCGACATGCCGCCCTGGGCGAGCGGGCCGTGGGCAAACGACTGGCGCATGTAGTGCTCATCGCGCTCGTTGGCAAAGGTCAGCTGCCCGCCCAGGCCGCGCAGCATGGCGTCGGAGGCGATGCCACCCCCGTGGCACAGCGAACCGAGTCGCCAGGCCTGGCCACTGCCCAGACGTGCGTTGAGGGCCGCCAGACGGCCGCTCGTATCCTTCCAACGCCCGTCACTGGGGATGACGCGTACCGTAATCGCCCGCTTCTCGAAGCTGACGTACACCGTCTCGGCGTCGGCGTACTCCGAGAGGTGGAGATCCACCACCGGCCGACGCGCGTCGCCCGAGACCTTGTGGTCACCGGCGGGCGTGAGGCGCAAGGTGAGCGCGCCCTGGGCGTCCAGGGCCTTCTGATAGCGGATGCCGTTTTTGAACCCGACGTCCGTCAGCCGTTTGCCTTCGAGCCACAGCCGGCGCGCGCCGCGATGCATGCCCAACTTGCGTTGGATGGAGTGGACGAGCAGCTGCTCAGTCTTGCCGGAGCCTGGTAGCAGTGTCATCGCGGGTTGACCACCCATGACCCACACGGAGCGGTCATGATGAAGAGGTCAGCGGCAACCACCGGCGTACCGTCGGCCAGCACGAAGGTGTCATGGCGGTACGGGTCGAAGCACACGCGCTGGGCGCCCTCCGGCAGGGCCGATGCGGGCAGCTGCGCGAGGATCTCAACGTCACCCCGCACGTAGGCGCACACTTCCTTCTGGCCCACACGCCGCAAGTGGGCCAGCTTGCCCAATTGGACACGGAATTCGGGCGCACTCACGATGACGGCCTCGGCGTGGGCAACCACCTTGCCCTTGAGACGGATGGAGACCTTCTTGTGCAGAAGGTTGCGATAGACATCGGCGGCTTCAAACGAGCCGGACGAAAGCGTAGGGACTGGCATGGGATGTGGGTCTCCTTGGAAAGCAGCGCTCAGTGGGCGCGATACGAGATAGCGACGGTGGGCGCATCCCAACACGCGCGGCAGCTGCCGCACTCGTTGTTCTGCGAGTAGGCCGGGCAGTTGAACGACCCGTCGTCAGCTGCGGTCGAACCGGCCGACAGGCCAGCGATACGCGGGGCCGGCGCGTTGAGGAACAGGGCCGAGGGCCTCACGGTGACGTTGTCGAGGGCGTCCAGGGCCGTGAGGGCCAGCGTCCAGGCCACTTTGGTCGAGGCCGAGATCTTCGACATGGTCATCGGCCGCCACGAGCGCGTGGGAAACCAGAACTTGACGTCGGGCAAGGCCTGGCAGATACGCACCCAGGCCCAGGTGTAGGCCGGCGAGAAGAGGTCGCCCGAGTCATGCACTCGGAAATAGGGATTGTTCGCACGGCGGATGACGTCCGTCATGATGCGCACGAAGTCGTCCGTGCCGGCCTCAGTCTTGAGACACTCGCGAACCCATGCAAAGCGGGCGCGCTGCGCCTTCTTGACGTTGGGATACGTGGTGTAGCTGCCCTTGTCGGCGTAGCAGCTGCCGCAGATGGTGTGCTCCCCGCCGAGCATGTACGGGCAGGCCTCGCGGGCCGGCAGCGACCATGACGCGGAGGGCATTTTGGATGTGTCAGTGAGCAGCAGGGTCTTCGTGCCAGGAACGTAAGCGCGAGGAATGAAATGCTTCATCGGAATGTGGGTCTCCTTGCCGCCGAGATATGGGAGTGGCGGCCAGGCCATGGTATCGAATCGATACCCTCCTCGCGCGTGTTCCTTGAGTGGGAAAGTCGGGAAAGTGGCTGGAGTGAGAAGGCCAGACCCCACAAAACTCGGGCATTTTGTGACACCTGCTAAGGCCTTTATTGCAGTCTGCCAATACTTTGCTAACAGGTTGCCCTCGTGACCAGGGCGACAAACGAGCGCTTCGAGAGCGCTCTAGCAGCTGTCAAGGAGGTTGCGCCCAAGCGCACGCGACACACATTCCGACAACGGGCAATGCTTCAGCACGCGTTCCTTGAGAAATACTCGCGCTACGGGAACATCGGCCACTGCTGCGACCTCATCGGCGTCTCGCGCGATACCTACTACGCTTGGCAAGAGCACGATGAGCAGTTCGCCCTGGCCTTCCAACAGGCCGAGAAGCGAGCGCTTGAGACGCTAGAGGCCGAAGCCTGGCGACGGGCCGTAGAAGGTAGTCCCTACTCTCGTACCAGCTACTACCGGGGTGAACCGGTGGGTACCGATCACAAGATTGAGTACAGCGACAACCTCCTCACACTTTTGCTTCGTGCGCGGGCGCCGGAGCGGTATCGCGAGAAGGTCGATATGACCGTGTCGCAAGTGATCAAAACGGTGGCGGGCGTTGATCCCGCATCCGTGCTGTAAGCGACACCCGAGGCCTGTTGTGTCGCCTACGGGCGACCGTTTGATCTCACCCGAGGGTCGAACTACGTCTTCCTCCCGAGAAGAAGGGGAACGCGCGCGAGAGGGGGTGGCAGTGGGACGTGCCCCGATCACGTCCGGCCCGCGCGCATGTTGTTACTCAGATTCCAGAAATCCCAGATTGGAGAAAACCGATTTTGGGAAATCCAGAACCCAGACGCTGCTGGTGTTGCAAGACCTGGCACTTCGGGGTGGTCTGTCCTCGCTGCCGGTCCAAACGAGAGCGCTCGAACGATGCCAACCCGACTCGGTACGGGCCTACTCGGAGCGCAGGAGTTACGGGGATTTTGAGCGCTACCCCCATAAACGTTCCAGGGCAGGAGACCCACATGACATCAGAGAAATTGATATCTTTGCCCGCCCGAGAGGTACCCATCTGTCCCGTGAGCCCGGAGTTGCTCAAGACGATGCATGACGACGGAGTGCGGCTCTCGGCGTCAACTGATCCGGTGCTCTTCCGCTGGGGCATCCACTTGCTGGAGGACTGGAGATCACTGGAGTTGATAGCGGAGAGGTACCGATGAAACCGAAGTGGCAGCAGCGCTGTGCGCGCCGCTGTGTGGACAAGCAGGACCGGCCGGTGTTCGGCTCGCAGTGGGTACATACCTGGGGCGTTACCGAGTGGGTGTGCTCGGCGTGCGCCACCAAGATAGCCAGAAGGGCCGGGCTGATCCCGGAGACCCACATCTCAGAGAAGTTCAGCCAGGCCCGCATGTAAGTATGCCGCAACTGGCGACGATTCAGACGGGTGATAAAGCTGAGGCGCAAGAGGCGCCGTATCAGCCGTTTGGCGCCGCGCTGGAACTGTTTAGCTCTAAAGCTCGCGAGGTGCTGCTCTCCGGACCGGCTGGCACGGGTAAGAGCCGCGCGTGCCTGGAGAAGCTCAATCTGGTGGCCATGCAGCGGCCCATACGCGGCGCGATTATCCGCAAGACGCGGAAGTCCATCACGCAGAGCGCCATGATCACCTTCGAGACCAAGGTGCTGCCTCAGCCCAACTCGGTCCGCTTTCACGAGGGGGATCAGGAGTACAGGTATCCCTCGGGCGCGCGGATCATGGTCGCCGGGCTGGACGACGCCGACAAGATCGGCTCCACCGAATTTGACATGGTCTACACCCAGGAAGCGACCGAGTTGGAGGAGGACGACTGGGGCATGCTCCTGCGCGGACTCAGGAACAACCAGCTGAGCTATCAGCAGCTGATTGCCGATTGCAACCCTGGGCCGCCCGAGCACTGGTTGAAGCAGCGCTGTGATCGGGGCGACTGCCAGCTGCTCGACTCGCGCCACGAGGACAACCCCACGCTGTGGGCCGCTGGTGACTGGACCGACTTCGGCAAGACGTACATTGGTAGCCTCGACTCGCTCCAGGGCTATCTGTATCGCAGGTTGCGGCTGGGTGAGTGGTGCGCCGCCGAGGGGATGTACTTCACCGAGTGGAATCCCAGCGTGCATGTGTGCGCGCCCTTCGAGATCCCCGCCGACTGGCCCAGGTGGATCTCGGTGGACTACGGCTACGCCGCGCCGTTCTGTTGTTTGTGGTTCGCCAGGTGCCCCGAGACCAGGCGCGTCTACGTATACCGGGAGTTGTACGCCGCTGGACTGCGAGACGAGCAGCAGGCCCAGAAGATCGTGGAGCGCACCGCTGACGAGCGGCTCCAGCTGCGCGTGCTGGACCCCAGCATGTTCAACCTCAGGACCGAGCAGCAAAGGCCCAGCATCGCCGCCGTGTACGCCGCGCATGGCGTGTACCCGCCTTCTCCAGGCATGAACAACCGCAAGCAAGGCTGGGCCATCGTGCGGCGTGCGCTGGCGCACGATGCGGGACCATCTAGGCTTCAGGTACTCGCTGGCGCCGCGCCGAATCTCGTGCGCACCATGCCCACGCTCGTCGTAGATCCGCTCGATCCCGAGGACGTGGCGGATGCCATTCGCGGCACCAAGAGCGAGGACCACGCGGCGGATGCGCTCAGGTACGGCTTGTGCGCCGAGGCCCAGCCGCCCAGGACACGCGAGCCGACGGCTCTGAGGTTCGGATGAGGAAGAGGCCCAGCTTGCGCCACTCGCGCTTCTATTACTGGTTCGTGGTGCTGGCCGGTATCAGCGGCGGCTATTGCTCGGACGACTGATGGCTACCTTCACGGAATCCAAGTCGTCGTCCAAGAGCTACTCGGACGACGAGACCATGGAGCGCCAGACGACCGAGCTTGCCGAGCAGCTGCAACGCGACTTCAAGGACCGCGACACGTTGTACGCCGACATCGACAGCACCCTGTTTTCGAACTTCCCGGTCGAGATCCCCGAGGCGTACCGCAAGACCGCCCTGGAGGTCAGGGCGCCACTCGCCTTGCACATCGCCCAGAACGTCAGCGCGGCGCTGTCGGTCAACCCGCCCAGCATCCAGTTCCGACCGGTCGGCTTTGGCGACGTGTATCAGGAAAACTCCACTCGCAGAGAGCGTTTCTTCGAAGCCTCCTGGCAGCGCCAGGAGCAGGAGGCGCGCAGGCAGCTGGCCAGGCTGTTTATGTGGAGTCTGGCGGTCAAGGGCGAGGGCATCCTCAAGACGCTGGAGCGGAGTGCTGCGGTGTGGAGCACCTACGCCGATAAGGCCGACGACTACCAGAAGCGGCTGGCGTCGGACGGGCTGGATCAGGACGCCCAGGACCGCGCCTACGACAAGCACACCGAGAACCTGAAGTTGCAACTGCCGTACCCGATTGCCACCACCGACGTACCGCCCGAGACGTTCTATTACACCCGCAACGAAAACGGCTTCACGTCCATTGTCGAGATCAAGGACGTGCCGTATCTGGAGGCCCTTGAACGTTTCGGCGCGGGCATGGATTCCAGCGGCAACGTGGTCAGCCCCCGGACGTGGAGCGGCCTGGACCCGCGCGCCGCGCAACTCGCCCGACCGGAGTGGGCGCACGTCATGAAGGTCGCCGGCTCCACCAGCATCCGCTGCATCGAGGCCTGGGACGAAAACGTGCAGGTGGTGTGTTTGCAGGGGCCGAACCAGAGATCGCGCGGCATGGACAAGGCCACCCTGTGCAAGGTCACCAGGCACACCTACGGCGACCCGTACCTGCACACCCTCAGAGGGCCGTACTTCCACGCCCTGGGCATCACCACCGCATCGAGACTGCCGGAGCACGCCGGACTCTCGGTATTGTTCGGCTACATCCAGTTGTTCAGGATGCTGGACAGCTTGCTGACCATCCAGGCCAACTCGGCGTTCCTGACGGGCTTCCCGACGTGGAAGGAGACCCAGAACCCCAACGTCATCCCCAATCTGGCGTATGGCGCCGACGGGCGCGAGGCAGCTGCCCAGCCCAGGGTCGAACCCGGCAAGCTGTACCCCTTCGACATCGCGCCGGTGGATCAGCCCCAGGGCGGCGCCGACCTGTCCAAGCTGTTGCAGAACATCCAGCAGCTGATCGAGCGCGCCATGCCAGCCGCCTTTTCGGGTGCGGTGGGCGCCGACCAGAGCGGCTACGCGCTGAATCAGGCCGCGTATCTAGCTGGTTTAGCCTTCAACCCCATCGTCAGCAACGCCGAGGTGGCCCTGGGCGAACGCACCGGTTTCGAAAGCTGGTTGATCGAGCACAGGATCTCCGAGAACGTGTACGCCTGGGGCGAGGAGGAGGGGCGTCCCGGCAAGAAGGGCGCGGGTATGACCAAGGGCAACTGGCTCAAGATCGGCCCCGACGACCTCGACGGCATCCACCGCTACACCGTCAAGCTCAGCCCCAGCACGCCATCCAACGAGATCATCGAGATCCGCGCCATTGGCGAAAAAATGCAGTTAAAGCTCATCTCTTACGAGGACGCCGTGACCGAGGCCGGCTCCAATCCGGATGAGGTGGAGCAGAGTTGGTTGCTGCACGATTTGAAGCAGAGCCCCGAGATCCAGACCCAGCTGAAAAACGCCGTGTTCCAGAAGCTGGCCACCATCCAGGCCAAGCAGCTGAACGCGCCCGGCAACCCGTCGCCCGAGGAGATGGCCGGCATGCCACCCGGTGGTCCGCCAGCTGGACCTCCGACCGGTGTGCCAGGCACCCCCGGCACACCACCCAGCGGCAACCTGGGCGGCATGCCTGGTAATCCGGTGCCCACGCCGGGCCAGGGCCTGCCCTTCGCGCCACCCCCCAGGGGGCCGATGCCAGGCTTGCCGCCGGGCGGCATCCCCGGTACGCCGGTGGTGCCCGCCCCGCCGCCCAACATGCTGCCCATGGGACCGCGCTAGGTGTCATGACGAGTCAATTCGCGGAGCGAATCTGACGTGCCGACTCAGACGCTGTTGGATGCGGTGGCCACCGACCTGGCCGTGTGGCTGGATCAGGAGAGCACGCGCATCGCGGCCGCCATGGCGCCCCAGGGCCGCGCGCCGTTCGCCGCCCAGGTGTCGGAGAGCCAGAAGCTGGAGTACTACCGCAACCAGCTGTTCAATGCGGACGGCTCACCCAATCTGGCCGGCCGTCAGCAGCAGATGGCCAGGCTCGGACCGGAGGGTTTCACCCAGGTCTACAAGGCCGTCATCAAGGCCTACCCGGACCTCAAGGTGCCGCCGCCACCGGGCATGACCAGCGGCGGCTTCCAGGCCACACCCCCCGCCCCTCCGTCACCCGTACCCGCGCCCATGCTGCCGCGTGGCATGCAGACCGCGCCGGCCCAGAACATCACCCCGGTGGTGCCCCCAGGAGCCTAGATGTCGTTCGATACCGCCGATCCCAGCCTGTACTCCACGGGCATGACGGCCGCCAACAACGCGGCCCAGATTGCCTACAACAACGCCAAGCTGCAAGGCGACGCCGAAGAGTTGGCCTTCAAGAAAGCCCAGCAGGCGTTTACCAACGCGTCCACCATCAGCACCAACTTCGGCTACGCGCCCGGTGGCAACTGGCTGACCTGGGGGCCGGGCGGCCCCACCCAGCCGCCAGCGGGTACGGCGACCATGGGCCAGATCGCCCAGGGCCAGACGCTGGCCAACCAGCAGCTGGCCAATCAGGTGGCTATCGCCGGCCAGACGGGTTACTTCGCCCAGCCCACGCCCAGCCAGTACACGCCCGGCACGGTGCTCACCGCAGCGTCCACCACGCCCGGCCTGGGCAACGCCTACGGCATCGTCAACACCGACGGCTCGGTGCAGATGGTGACCACCGAGGCCCTCGCCCAGACGGCCGCCCAGCGCGGCACCACGGCCCAGGCCCTCATCGGCAGCGCCCAGCCGGTCGATTGGAACACGTTGCAGGCCCTCAGTCAGGGGCCGCCCACCGGCCCCGCGCAGATGACGCAGGCCGCCCAGCAGCAGCAGTACGCGCAGGCCGCCCAGTCGGCGGGCATCACCGGCTTCTTCAACGACCCGACCCAGACGCTGAACGCCTACAACCAGCGTGGCCAGTCCATTGGCGGCCAGACCTTCGACCAGTTGCCCGGCGACCAGCAGCAGTACTGGCTGCAATACAACCAGAACGACCGCACCAGGGCCGCCCAGGCCTGGGCGCAGGGCACCAACCAGGCGCTCGTCAACGCCGGTACGCCCATCCCCGGCCAGAACGCGCCGACGCTCCAGATGCAGGCCCTGTACGGCCAGTACGGGGCGCCCACGGCTGGCCAGCAGACGCTCGCCGCGCAGAACCAGTACGCCCAGCTGTACGGCGGCGCCGGCGCCCCGCCGACGGCTGGCCAGACGACCATGGCCTACCAGCAGCAGCAGTACAACCAGTGGCTGCAAGCCACCCAGGAGGCCCGCGCGCAGTGGACCGCGCAGCAGAACGCGGCGCAGAGCTACATGCAGATGATGGCCAACCTCAGGGGGCCAGCCGACTGGGCGCAGTACCAGAAGGTGCTGGGCGCCACGCCGCAGGGCACCCGGGATCTGGTCAGGGCGGCAGCTGGTCAGTACATCCCTGGCGGCGGCGCAACCACCGGCGTGCAGCCCGAGGCGGCCAGCATGAATAGCCTCTACAACCAGCTGACGGGCGCCCAGACGAGCGGCCAGCCGAGCGGCGGCCAGGAGCTTCAGAACATGCAGAACACGCTGGTGGCGCCCAACCAGATGGCGCCCCAGACGTGGAACGCGCTGCAACCCAGCCAGCAGCAGATGCTGCTCGGCGTGTGGGAGTCGCAGGGCTACAACAAGGACGACGCCGCGAACCTGTTCAAGCAGAGTTTGCCGAAGTACGCCACGAGTGCTCCCAGCGCCGGAGCGTTCCGCTTGCAGTGACATGGCGGGTGCCCAGGACAGCTGTACGTGAGAAGTGTTTGGGCAGCTGCCGCCACGCCAACGCGTAACGGCGTGGCCACCCGCTCATGACCCTGCCGGACATCCCCGAGGACGAGTGGCGCCAGTACGAGGTTGACCAGTTCAACCAGCAGGCCCAGCAGCGTATCGACGCGCTCGGCTTCGAGCACGCGGCCAACGCCCAGATCGCCACGCTGGGAGCCCCGCCCGCCCCCTCGGCCACCGACCTGAGCGCGCAGGCGCCGGCGCCCGCCGATCTCCTGGCCCGTACAGGAGGTTGGGCCGCGCCGGCTGCGCCTCCTCCTCCACCTCCTCCTGAGCCGGCGCCGCAACCCGCCGAGGTCCAGCCAACTCCCCCGGAGCCAGTTGCGGCGCCTGCACCCTCAGAACCTGCGCCGCCGCCGGAGACCTTGCCATCTCAACCTCCGGCGGCGGCGACAGGCCCGAGTGCGCCAGTGACTGCGCCATTGCAAAGTCCGTCACCGCAGGTGACAGGGCAGCCACCTCCGAGCATGGCCCCACCTCCAACGCAGGATCAGGGCCAAAGAGATGTCTTCGGAGACGCGCTGACGGCCGCCGCCAACGCGGGTGCCGACGTGGGAGCCTTCGCCAACGACTTCGCGGGTCGCATGGCGCAAGGTGCCGGCGACACCTTCGGGCACGCGCTGACGGCCGTCAGTAACGCCGGCGGCGACGTGGCCAACTTCGCCTCCAGTTTCACACCACCTCCTCCCCCACCCCCTCCGGCCCAGCCTGCGGTTAGCCCCTCTCCCTCCCTGAGTGCCGCTCCATCGCAGGCTGGGACCGCGAGCGTGACGGGAGTACCCGACTGGCTGGCGACGCTGATTGCCCAGAACGCGCCGCCCGAGCTTGCCAACAACCCGGACTTCATCCGCACCGTGGCCGCCGGCGCCAAGGCTGAGAGCGGCTGGGACGTCAACTCGATCCAGAAGGGTGGCGGCGGGCGTGGCCTGTTCCAGTTCGACCTGGGCGGCATGGGCGCCCCATACGCAGGCAACGAGCAGCAGCTGCTCGGCCAGAGCGGCGCCCAACTCCAGGCCTCGCAGATCGTGCCGCTGTATGCCAAGGCGTACCAGAGCGCCCCGCAGGCCCTGAGCGGCGCCGACAAGGCCAGCTGGGTGGCTGCCCAGGCCGAGCGACCAGCGGGGTACACCGATCCCGGCTCGGCCGCGCGGCGCAACTACGCGAGCGCGTATGACCAGATCGGGGGCGCCGATCAGCCGCTGTGGCAGCAGGCCGGCAACGCCATCGGCGGCGCCGTGTCAGGCGTCAGGCAAGCCGTGGCCAATCAGGTCAGCCAGTTTGGCGACAAGCAGCTGAGTAGCGACGAGGCGTATGCCGCGTGCGGACCAGCGGCCGCAGTCAGGTTCGCGAGCATGTTCGGGCGCAACCCGACATTGCGGGAAGCCACCGACCTGGCCGCCAGCGTGGGCTGGACGAGCGGCGCGGGCATGGCCGGCATCGGCTCCGAAAAGAGCCTCATGGACAAGCTGGGCATCCCCACGCGTCTGGTTGGCCCGGACCTGGGCGCCATGGCCCGCGAGGCCCTCACCGGCAACCCGATCACCATCAGCACGCCCGGCCACTACTTCTTTGCCGACGGCTACGACCCGCAGAGCGGCGCCTTCCACGTCGGGCAGAGCGGCCTGGATCTCAGGGGCGGCAGCGAGTGGATGACGCCCGACCAGATGCAGGCGCGCATGGGCCAGATCCAGGGCGCGCTGTTTGCCGACAACCCGCAGTCACCCGCGCCGTCCACGGCCGACCAGGGCTCCAACCCGCTCGGTTTTCTGGACCGCGCCAAGGACGCCCTGGGCAGTACGTGGTCAAGCGTCATGCAGCCCGCCCAGAAGTGGTGGAGCGACGATCAGGACGTCAACCTGCTGAACCAGGCCGCCAGGAAGGCCTACAGCTTGACGTCAGATCTGGATACCAGCGGGGTCAGTGGCGCTCTGCATACCGCTGCTGACCTCGCTGGCCAGGCGCCCTCGCCACTCACCGGGGGCACGCTGGCTGAAGCGGCCAACCTGCCGGGCGTGCAGGGTGCTCAGGCTTTTTTGGGTGGCGCGGCAAGTGAGCTTGGTCGCCAGGGCGCCTCGGTGATCGAGAGTCGGCTGGGTACGCCCGAGCGAGCGCTGGGTACCTACGAGCGAGCCCTGCTGAGCGGCGGCGCCAGCCTGGCTGACGTGGGTATGGCCATCAACCCTGGCGACATCGCCACGGCCGGCTTCGAGGCGGCGGGTGTGCCTGGTCACGAGCAGATGGGCTTCAGCATCCCCACGCCGCTGGGCAACATCGACGTCGGGCCGCGTGAGGTACTTGGCCAGCTGGCCGGCCTGGCCATCCCAGCTGGTGGCGAAGAGGAAGGCGCCCGCCTCGCCGGTCAGGCGGCGCGCGAGGTGGGTCGCGGCGCCGAGGAAGTGCTCGGCCGAGGCCTGGGCGCCCTGGAGCGCATCTCGCCCGCCGAGATCGCCTACGCCACCTCGCGGCGCGCGGGTGAGAGTGATGCGGACTACCTGGCGCGTGTGGCAGCTGAGGCAACCCAGGAAGCAGCTGGTCAGGCCGGAACCCGAGAGCTAGGCAGGAGCCCAGAAGAGGCCTGGGCCGCCATGCGCAAAGCCACTGCCGAGGAGATGGGAACAACCCCAACCCCAACCCTCGAAGATCTGATCGCCAACCCCGACAAGATCCACCGTGCGGCACCCGTGACAGAAGGCGGCACGAATGGCCTGGTGGACGCCCAGGGCAACTTGCTCAGTAAGCCCACGCCCATTGAGCAGCTGGTGAGCGCGGATCAGGAGGAAGAGCCCATCAGCCAGCTGCTCGGTCCGAGTGGCCAGCTGCTCTCGACCGTGGCGGGCGGCAAGGTGCCCAAGTTCCGGGTCGGGGCTGGCCTGCCCATCGAGAGCATCATCCGCACCGTCGAGGGCACGCGCGATATGCCCGCGCCGAGTGCCGAGACGCTCCAGCGCATGCCCAACCTGATGCACCTGGCCAATGGCGACCCTGAACTCCAGGCCAGCATCCAGCGCTCGGCCGAGACCAACCCGAGGTTGTTCGACCAGTACCAGCGCGGTGTGGTCACCCACCAGCAGCTGATCAAGGAACTTGCGCCCGCGCTGGGCCTGACGCCCGAGCAGTTCCTCAAGAACCCGGTGACCAAGGCGTACAACGAGCAGGAGCTTCTGGCGCTGCGCGCGGCGACCCTCGACAAGGTGGGCGACCTGACCGACGCGGCCCAGAAGATCGCCGACGCGGGTGGCGTCAGGAACCTGAGCCCCGAGGACAAGGTCGATTTCGTACTCAGGATGAACGACGCCCAGCGGCTGATCGCCACGGCCAGGGGCGCCGCCAGCACGGCCGGGCGTGCCCTCAATCAGCAGCGCATCAACGTCACGCGCGGGCTCGCGCGCAGCATCACCAGCGGCAACGAGGCCAAGGCTGCCCAGGCCGCCGAGCGCTCCGCGCGCACGAGCGCAACTCGAGCCGAGCAGATCGGGGGCGCCGTGGACGACCTCCAGGCCGAGCGCTCGGCCGTGG